AAAAAATGCCGAGGAAGACAGTAATGGATACGATTTGTGAAAAGGAGATGATTGTTTAAAACCAATCAAAAAGTTTGTTAATGGGCAAGATAGTACACCGAAATAGTATACCAAAATAATGCAAAATTGCAAAAAACAATGGAAAAAATGCTGGAAAAAAGGTAATAGGTGGTATTATAAAATTTTGTATTGCTAATAATTATAATTTTATGGACTATATTTTTTTAACATAAAAAGTTAAAAAAAATTAACCAAAAAATGGAGGTGATTATAATGAATATACCTAAATATGTTTCTGCTGAAGAATATTCAAGACAAAGTGGAATAGGGGTTGAAGAAGTAAAAAGACTATGTAGGACAAATCAATTAAAACATTTTATGACAGAGGGTGGATATTACAAAATAGCAACTGATAGTGATTCTGTTCCAATAGAACTATTTGAAGAAGAGAAAAAGAAAAGAATTGAAGCAGAAACAACATTACAATTATTACAGAAAATTTTATTAGAAAGGAAGTGATGAATATGTTTAGTGTAGCATTAGCAATATTTTGTGTACTATCAATTGAACTAGCATTAGAAAAAGATAAGAAAAATGGTAGATAGAAAGGAGAAAAATAATATGCAAGATTTATATAGAATAATGCAAATATTTAACATTCAAGATTATTCAAAAGAATTGTTATTTAATTCAGAAAATGAACGACAAGAAAAAAGTGCAAGAAGTCTTTTAGAAAGAACTAATACTGAATTAAAAACGCTATACATCCCAACGCCAATTGAAAATGTATAGCAAATAAGAATTTAGATAAATCCATCTTACTGTTATTATACAGCAAAATGGTAGAAAGGTCAAGAAATGAGTAGATTATATGAATTAAAAGAAAATTATAAGCAAATAGCAAGTATGTTGTATGAAGAAGAAATTGATGAACAATGTATATTAGATACATTAGAAAGCATTGAAGGAGAAATCGAAGAAAAAGCAGATAATTATGCAGTAATAATTAAAGAACTTTTAGGAGATGCAGAAATTTGTAAACAAGAGAAATTAAGGCTAGAAGCAAGACAAAAAAGTTTTGAAAATAGAGCAAAATTACTAAAAGATAAATTACAAGAAGTTATGATAGAAACTGGAAAAACAAAATTTAAAACATCTAAATTTAGTTTTGGAATACAAAAAAATGGTGGACTAGCACCATTGTGGGTTGACGAAGATTATAGTAATATACCTCAAAAATACTTAAAAGTAGAACCTGATAATATAAAAATAAGACAAGCACTAGACATAGGTGAAAATATAATGTTTGCACATTATGAAGAGAGAGGTGAATCATTACGAATAAGATAGACAAAATAAGAAAAATTTATCAAAAAAATGGTATACAAGTAGATGATGATTATATTGAATATAAAATGAAAGACAAGAAAAAAGTAAGAGATCTTATGAGACTTTATAAACAAGAAGAAATAGATTCAATGAATTATATTTTTGGAAAACCAGAAAGCAATAAAAAATTTACTAAATTCGAATTAAAAGCAATATCGAAAATAGATTTATTTGATAGAAAAGTTGTAAACATATGTAAATATATATGGGAAAATCGAAATGATGATGAAAAGTTAGAAGAGATATTAAAAATGTTAAAGGAGGAAAAAAATGGGAATACCAGTATTATTAATTCGGAAAAAGTGGTAGCGGAAAATCAACAAGTTTAAGGAATTTTAATGAAAAAGAATTGGCATTAGTAAATGTTTTAAAAAAGCCATTACCATTTAAGAAAAAATTTGAAAGTACAATATGTACAGATGATTATCAAACTATATTAAAAGCAATATTTAATACAGAAAAAAAGTCTATAGTTATAGATGATGCAGGATACTTAATAACAAATCATTTTATGAATAAACATAGTGCAACAGGTGGAGGTAATGGAGTGTTTAATTTATACAATGAAATAGGAGACCACTTCTGGGGACTAATAGAATTTGTTAAGAACAAATTACCAGATGATAAAATAGTATATTTTATTATGCACGAAGAAAAAAACGACTTTGGAGATATAAAGCCAAAAACAATAGGTAAACTACTAGATGAAAAAGTATGTATAGAAGGAATGTTTACAATAGCACTAAGATGTATGACAGAAAATAATAAACACTATTTTAAAACACAAAGTGATGGAAGTGATATATGTAAAACACCACTTGAAATGTTTGAAGATAAAGAAATAGATAATGACTTAAAAATAGTTGATACAACTATAAGAGAATATTATGAATTAGGAAAGGTAGGAAAATAATTATGGAAAAGGTACAAGGATATGAAGAAGCTCAAGCAATAACAGGAGAATATGAAAGATTAAATGCAGGAGGATATATATGCAAAATAATAAGTGCAAAAGAAGAAAAAAGTAAATCAGGAAAAAGAATGTTAGTTTTAGCATTAGATATTGTGGAGGGAGATAAAAAAGATTTTTTCAGAAACAGATTTAATGATAATTCTAGTCCAGATAAAAAATGGCCAGCAGGTGCAATTTATAGACAAATGCTAGAAGGAGAAAAAGCAGCAGGATTTTTAAAAGGTTTAATGACATCTTTAGAAGCAAGTAATGATGGTTTTAAATGGGATTGGGATGAAAAGAAACTTGTAGATTTAAAATGCGGGGCAATATTTGGAGAAGAAGAATACGAGAAAATGGATGGAAGCGTAGGAACTACAACTAAGGTTAAATTTATAAGAACAATAAAAGCAATACAAGATGGTAATTTTAAGGTCCCAGAACTGAAAAAATTACCAGAAAAAGGAGAAGCATTTGAGGATTTTGTTAATTCCGTAACTTCTGATAAAGATGATTTACCATTCTAGGAGGTAAGTTATGAATAAGATACAAGAGGTAAAAGAAAGAGCAGATATTGTTAAAGTAGCAGAATATTTTGGAATAAAAAAGAAACAATGTTGCCCATTTCACAAAGAAAAGACACCTTCTTTTTCAATATCACAATCAAAGCAGATTTTTAAATGCTTTGGTTGTGGTGAAGGTGGAGATTGTATAACATTAGTTTCTAAACTATTAAATATAAATGCTTATGAAAGTGCTAAACAAATAAATAACATATTAGGCTTAGGTGTTGATTTTGGAAGACAAACATCAAGTAATGAAATAAATAGATATAAGCAAATACAACAAGCAAAAGATAGATTAAAAAAATGGCATAATGAAACATTACAAATGCTGTGTAATTATTTACATAGTTTAAAAGGAATAGAAAAAGACAAGAAACAAGATATAGTTGAATATTACATAGACTTATTAATTTTTGGAACAGAAGAAGATTGGCTATGGTTTAAGAAAACAGAAGAAAGGTGGTGCAAAGAAATTGAACGAAGAGTTGGAACAAAAATTGCTTGAAGAAAATCCACCTTATATTTTGAAAGAATTAAATGAAGAAAGTATTTTAGAGGACAATATTTTTGATTATCTTATAGCTCTTCCTAATTCACCAAATAAAACAAGAACAATTGAAAAAATTAGAAGTAGAGCAAAAGAATTAAAAGTTATAAGAGCATTTAATAGTATTTTTAAACAAAAGAATCAAGAATATATACAAGCATTAAAAAGCAAAGGCGGAAATGTAATAAAATTCACAGACTGTCCAATAGAAAATATAAAATGTGGACAATGGAATGCTGATGATACAGGAGTCTATAAAATTGACTATAATCCTACAATGCCTTCAACAAAAATAAAAGCATGTCCTCATCCTATATTACCAATTGAAATAATAAATAACATAGATACAAATACGGAAAAAGTCAAATTAGCTTTTTATAAAAGAAAAAAGTGGCAATATGCAATAGTTGAAAGAAAAACTATAGCTAGCAATACGGCTATAATTCAATTAGCAAATAGAGGAATAGAAGTAAATTCGGAAAATGCAAAAAACTTAGTTTCTTATTTAGCAGATGTCATAGAGTTAAATGATATAGAAATAACAGACGGAATAACACATTTAGGTTGGATGAATAAAGATTTTATACCTTATACCTCAAAATATAAATATGATGGAGATATAGCATATAAAAACATATTTGAATCAGTTACAGAAAAAGGAGATTACGAAAAATGGAAAGAAGAAATAAAAAAACTTAGGACTAATAGCAGAACATTAAGATTTATAATGGCAAGTTCATTTGCAAGTGTGTTAGTAAAAATCTTTCAAATAAATCCATTTGTAGTTCATTTATGGGGAAAATCTAGTAATGGAAAAACTGTAGCACAAATGATATGTGCAAGTATTTGGGGAAATCCTGCAAAAGGTAAATTATTATCTAGTTTAGACAGTACAAAAGTAGCTTCAGAAAGACTATGTAATTTTTTGAGAAATATGCCACTAATATTAGACGAATTACAGATAACAAAAACAAAATATAAGACATATGACACTCTAATATATGAGTTAACAGAAGGAAAAGGAAGAGATAGAGGAACTGTAGATGGTGGATTAACAGAAACAACTGAGTGGGACAATATAATTATAGTTTCAGGAGAAGAACCAATTACAAATTCATCATCTAAAGAAGGTGTTAAAAACAGAGTAATTGAAATAGAAGAAAACGAAAAAATTGTTGAAAATGGTAATGAAGTTGTAAATTTAATTTTAAATAACTATGGATTTGCAGGAAAAGAGTTTATTAAGATTATTCAGAATAAAGATGATTTATTTAATGAATATAACAATATAGTCGAAATGTTAAAAAAAGACCAAAATTCACCAAAACAAATCAATGCAATAGCAACTATATTAATAGCAGATAAAATTGCCTCAGAAATGATTTTCAAAGATAATTCAATAACTTTAGAAGAAGCAAAAGATTATTTTTCTAAAGATATAGATGAAGCGGATAGGTATATAGATTTAATAATTGATATTGCAAATGCAAATATTAATAATTTTTATGATAGTAATAATACTTTTCCACCAAGTGGACAGGTTTGGGGAAAACTTGAAAAGACAACAGATGGGCAAGGCACAGTTATTTATTATGATTTTATACCAACTAAACTTTATCAGATATTAGAAGAAAATAATATTAATTGGAATGGAATTAAAAAGAAAATGGCGGATAAAGGATACATAGCAAAATCTTCAGAAGGAAAATATCAAATACCTATAAGAACGACGAATGGGGTACAGAAAGTAATTAGAGTGAAGAATATATACTTATCTGTAACACCCAGTAACACATGATAACCCCTTAGTAACACCATAAGGGGTTACAGATAAAGACTTAGAGTAGCAATAGTTATAAATAAATAAT